TTCTTCATCGTCAAAAATAGCAAGTGCTTTATCAAGAGCTGCTCCTGTTGTTGGAGCTTCTGCAACGTGCTGTGTTGCAGTCTTAGCCACCGCTACCAAATCATCATCAATCTTGTTGGCAATAGCCAAACCAAGCTGGTAAGTCGCTTGACCTAGTGGGTCGCCAAGACCTGACAAAAGAGCTTCATCGGTAATTTCATAACCTTTAGCAGCCTTTTTGATGGTCATAGTGGTCTTTTTAGTAGTCAATTGGTCTGGAGAAATAGCTTGACCTTCTCCAACCTCAGTCGCATCTCCTGCGTACTCCCAAGCTGGAACTGTTAGAGTATTCCCTGGTTGTCCTTGGAGTGCTGTTTCCACATAAGCGAGTGGAGTAAATTTAATCAATTTAGGTAGTTTAGCGGAAACCATGTCCGCCATCACTTCTGGGTTAAACATAGTGGCTAATTTAGTTTGTCCTGCTGTCATTTATTTTAACCTTTCAATTTCTTATAGAGTTCTGGGTTCTTTTGATAGAGTTCATTTCGACTCTGATAACCCATACGAGCAAATTCTTCTTTTGTGATACCGTCGCTATCGACTGGCGCTTGTTTCATTGGGGCTCCGCCTTTTAGCTTTTCTTGTACGCCTTTTTGCACGGCTTGCTCCCATGATTTCTGCAATACAGCGACAGACTGCGATACCGTCTCTGCGCTTGTCAAATCGACTACATTTACTAACTCAACAGGTAAGTCACGTTCACTTAGCATTGCTTTAGCTTCTGCGGTCAATTCCTTACGAGCAATAGCCTTTTCACGGTCAGCTAATTCTTGCTCACGCTGGTCTAACTGATACTTCTGTTTCTCGTCAGCGTTCATCTTGGCAAGTTTCTTAGCTTCGTTTTCCTTGGCTTCTTGCTCAGCTTCCCATTTAGAGCGCTCGGCAGATAGCATCTTACCGATTTCAGCACGAGTGAAAGTTCGTTCGTGCTTTTCTTACATAATTGTCCTCCAGCGATTACGTCGCCACTCGATAATCTCGTTTTACGTCCGGCGACGGAACAGTACAGCTTTTAATGTCATCGGTACAGTTTGGACAATATAAAAACCGTACGGGATTCCATACGGTTAGGGCATAAGAAAACCGCCTCGATTTCGATGCGGTTAATTTTTATAGTTTAATTTCTTCAATTTTTGCACGCTGTTCTAGAGTTGAAAGATAATCCCACATAACCGAACGTTGTCTCTTTAACAAATCAATCGGACATTTAGGTTCAAACTCAAGTTGCCCTTTTTCGTATTTCCCAATCATCATGTCTAACTTCTGAAATCGTTCTCTCAATTCGTAGTATTCTTTTTTAAAGCGTTCTTTCCAATCTTCCATTTTTAGTTCCTTTCTTTTACGTTTCTATAAGGATAACTTCGCAAGCTACCACTGAAATTCTTTTTACAACCAATTCACAATCCAAAAAATCGCATGGATAACCTCCACCCAAATCCTTGTTATTGTGGCAAACTGAAATGTTTTGTTGTTCATCTATCACTTCACAAAGTTCTTTAACTTTCATTTTTTCAATTCTTTCTTTACACTTTCAATTATTCCGCTGATTACGGCCAGAATAATAAAGATTAACAACAAAAATACCAACCACCCAAAAGCGATTGATACCCATTCCCAAATGAACATGTTTTACTCCTTTCTGAGCCTCATTTTTGAGGCTTAGCATTCTTTTTCACCCATTTTTTGAAATCATCAAACGTATTCATGTTTTTAAGAGACAAATACTTTTCAACTTCTTCAATAGCTTTATCGACCGATTTGTCGTCAAAACAATAGCCATTACCAGATAAATCAAAAATTTTATTTTGTTTCTTCTTATCAACAATCCATAACTCCTCACCATGCCAAGCACTCTGTGGATCATAACATTTCTTCGATTGTATCTCAAGTCCGTTATCTTCAATCAATTCTATCAATTTTTTGTACTTGTTCATTAAAATTCCCTTTCTGGGCACGAAAAAAGCACTTAGATTTCTCTAGGTGCTTAATAATATAATTGCAGTAAGGTATCAAAATCATCTTCGAAAACATTTTGACTATTTTGTTTTATTTGCTCAACGATTTTATCCTTTTTATCTCTGTCCAAAGGGAGTGCTTCAAACGCTTCTTCTTTTACTAAGAATTCACCATTTTCTCCCTGGAATTCTTTTGTAATTTTTCTAATATGAGTCTCAAAATCGATAGATTGAAGTTCTTCGTCATTGATGTTATCTTCAATCGCATCTAGCAACAAACTAATTGAAATTTTAATCATCTTTAAGCACCCCTAACTTACTGCGGTTATAAACAACTGTATACAACCCATCATTATGCATTGCTTTATAACCATCGTAACCATGCAGGACAGCAAAAACATCTGCATTAGAGTCATTTATTCCTATTTGACTCATCAAAAAATAGTAATATTCATATAATTCATTATCATCGTCTAAATTTTTCAACCAAGTATGCTTTTCTTTTTTATAAAGTTCGTCAGTTAAAAATTTAAAATCGGAATGGTCGTAAAAAGCTTTTATTAGTAGTGGATTTGGTCCTTTATTAGCATATCTCTCAGCAACAAAACGACTTCCGAAATACAAACCACGCCCATGGGCAGATTTCACTCTACCGCTTAGGTCTAATTTCCCGTTTCTGAAATTATCCTTTAAGGTTTTTGATTTTATTTCTCCAGATTCACTATCACTTACACCACGATATATGGTCTCTAATCCAACAATATTATTAAGAATATTCGGTTTTCTATCATAGCCAACTCGTTTATATAAAAATCTTATAAATTTAGACTTCTCATCATCATACGGTTTTGAACGATCTGTCAATTTTTTATTTGCAGCTAATTCTAAAATATTTTTACCAGTTTCTCTTTCATACTCTTCTGAAACTGTCTTCAATCTTTTAGAGATATTTAATATTCTTTCTTTGTCACCTATATTATCCTCTGTCAACGGGTAAAAGTCAAATGTTTTTATACCATTTTTTGATTCCTTAACAACGTCCACACCATCCACATACTTGCTATACCACTCTTTATAAGTCATATCGGCAGGTACTAGCTCGGTCTTACCTGTAACTGGATTCCTTGCTCTGCGCTTGAGCTTGCTATAGTTTGCGTCCTCATCGTATCCGACAGTAGTAGACCTACACCAAGGGTGCATAGGCGGACAATTGACACCAGGGACAGCCTTATCCCTATCATAGATCTTATTATCGTGCTCTTGGCAGATATGTGATGTACGCTTGTCTAAGACGGCCACAAAGATATACTTCTCTATGTCTGCTTCTTCATAGCTGAGTAGTTCCATTTGGTTATGAAAAAAGGCTGATTCTGTCCGAACCAAACGCCTTGCATCATTCTGACCTACATTGAACCGTTCAGCAATTGCTTGTGCAGTTTCTCGTGTATCTCTGCCTGTCATGAGACTCATGAGGAGTTCATCTTTTATGCTTGAAGTGAGCTTTCCTGTATTCTTCCAGATGTCTGTTGAGTACGTACTTCCGTCACCTACCCAACTAAAAGACTGTAGATGTTTAATCTCGCTCTCAGGAAGCCCAGAAAAGCCATATGCTAGTCCTGTCTGCTGTTGTAGGTCAAAGGTAGCCTTGTAGTAGCTATCCTTCATCAGATCGCTATAAAAGGCATCTGAGCCTGTCTTCTCTGAATGATAGATAGATTCACGCATACGGTCTAAATCGTCGCTCAAACGCTCTAAGCGCTTCATACGGAAAGAATAAGCTGGGCTGTCTAAGTCAGCTAGTAACCTTTGGATGTTCGGGTCATTCGGTCTTGCTTCAAGCACCTTACGAAGTTCATTCAAGTCTTTCTTGTCTTTCATGTTCTTCAAGACTTGTCTAGCATCTACCTGGCTTAGACCATAATCACGTTGGAACTTATCGAAAATCTTATTGATTTCCTTATCCAAGTAAGTCTTAGCTTCCTGATAGACCTTATCGAACTGGTCTGCCTGCTTTTCGGCCTTGTCCATCTGTTGGTAAATCAGATTAGCTTTCCTCTTCTCCCAATACTCCTGATTCTTCATCTGCTACCTCATCTTCGGGTTTCGTGTTGTCTTGGTTGAACATCGGCATGTCTTCCATGTTCTTCTTTTTCTCTTCTTCCAAGGCTTCCAGCTCAGCGTCAGGGTCTTCCACAAATGGCAAGAGAGAAATAAGCTGTCTATTGGTCACTTTGCCTTCCAAGTTATTCACAATCTGAGAGATTTCCAACAAGTTCTTAGGTAAACCACGGCTAAACTGCGGAACGATCGAATGAGACTCTAAAGCAATCTGCTTCATACCCAAGTAATGAGCAAAAATCGCAATACGCTGTCTTAAACCTCGCTTGTAGTTCGCTTCCTTGGTCTTGGTAATCATCTCAAGGCCCATCAGCTTGAATTCCATGGCTACGCCCGACGTATTCCCTGCGAAATTCTCATCGGTCAGATTAGGCACATGGCTGAATGTGTAGATGTCCTCTTTCAGAGCTGTGCGCAAGATTTCAGTAGCACTTTCGTCCAAGGTGTTTTTCAAGAACTCGGCTCTTGCACTATCGCCCGGTAATTCCAAAAGACCTTCTTCAGAAAGAATCTTCATCGCTACCTTGGCATCTTCTGGCGTGTCTGCTAACTGCGTACCATACAAAACAAGGATAGACTCTACTGCCTGCTCCTTGTCATTGACACGGTTACCCATCAAGGAATTATAGGCATCAATCAAGCTAATCTGTTGCTCGTAGTCGCCAATCGCAAAGTGATTGTTGCGATACTCGATAATCGGGATTTGGCCGAGGTTATGAGGTGTTGCCTCTTCAATCTGAGATGCTCCTGAATCTGTACTTCTCAGAATCATGTGATAGTGCAGATTCTCAGTAAAGACCTCTGCCTGGTACTTAGTAGTGTCTTTCGTATCATCCTTGACTTGATAGTAGTAGACCGCAAACAATGGCTTACG